CCGCTCCACCTGCGCTTCCCGGTCGCGTTCGCCCATCCATCCGAGCAGCATTATCAATCCGACGATTCCAGCCACTGCCCATCCTGGCGCGTCGAATAGGCTATTGCTGCGCGATCTGTAGTTTTTTATGTCGAACGGTATCATGATATTTCCTCCATGGTTTCCAGCAACCGCGCGACTTCCTCGTGCAATTGATCGGGGTCGCCGTCGTTGATCAAAAATCGGTCGCCGTCAGCGAGGAATAATGCTTGCTCGCTCGCGTGTGTCATGCCGATGTCGTGCGGATTGTTCGGGCGGCGCACATGCCAGATTTCCCCGCCCTGGTCGCGAATCCATTTGGCCTCGCCCTCAAAACGGATATCGCTGACAACGATGCCGCGCAGGTAATAGTTGTTGGTTGCCGCGAGTTCGTTGTTCCAGTCGATCTCGCGTTGCGCCACTCTCAACCAAATGTCCAGGCACAGGTGATGCCGCCCCCATTCCGTGCCCAGCGTTTGCATGATCTGCCGGGGCGATTTGCCGCACAGTATGTCGAGCGGCTGCTCTTTCAGCGCGCGGTCGGTCAGCGCTTCCAACGGCACGCCGAACATAGCGACGATGCCGCGCCGGATCGGGTCGGCCAGCGCGATCTGGCGGAACTCCTGCGTGCTGCACAGGATGCCCGCCACGGTGTCTTTACCGCATCCCGCCGCGCCGTGCAGGCCGATTAACTTTAGTTTATTTGTCATGATGTTTGGTTAAAGAAAGTCCGGTTTGTTTAACTAAGGCGCGCCAAAATAGAACGCCACGCCAGTTTCGGTCTTGATTTTTTCGATCATGGTTTTCGTGGCGTCCTCAATCACTTTGTCCTGCCGGATCAATTCGTACCAGAATTTGAGCGTGCCTTGCGTCACCCGGTAGCGGAGCCGCGCGTCAAGCCGGTATGCCGCGCCGTTCCAAAAAACCGGGATGCCGATGGCGATTTTTTCGAACAGCTTCATCTGCTGCAGCGTTTGTGCGTCATCGTCCTCGACGAAGTTTAATTGCACACCGCCGCTTTGCAGCCGGATTGAGGATTTGAACCGCTTGTCCTGGTTTGCCTCGAATGACACGGCCATTTCCAGCAATTGCGATCCGGTCGGCATACCTTCAACTGAAGCGATGTCCTGCAAGTTTTCTTCCAAGAATGCGGCAAATTCAGCTTGAGAGTATTGGGCCTTGTTCCCGCCGATCCATCGCCGCCATTCCTCGGAAAATACCGGCGTATAACCGGCCGTGTGATCGCGCCATTGCTGGCCGTCGGGCGGTCCGCCGTGGTCGTTGACCAGGCATCTGAATTCGACTTTTGACTGCCGGTAATCGGCGATACAATAAATTGTCGTCAGATCAACGATTTTATGCCGGTTGATGTACGCAACGAAACTGTCCTGTTCGTCGAGCCTGATGCTTCCTGTTTTGCGCTGCGGCACCGGCAGCAGAGATTCGTCGTCTCTCTGTTCAAGCCCCCATCCCGGCGGCAAGGCAATGCGTTTGATGTGTTCATTGCTTCCGATCTCTACCGGTTCGATCGATGATGCCAGGTCGACGATTGCCTGAGTTTCGCTGATTCTAAATTCGCCAATTTGCGATGACTGTTCCATGATTAATTCCCCTGATTGATTGTCTTGAGTTCGCCCTGTCCGGCCTTGTCCACAACCTTCAGGTCAAGGCTTTTCTGGTGCGGGTTGTCCGGCGTGAGGACGCCGTCATCGGTCGCGAATAGAACTGTTTCCATTGGCTCCTCGGCTGGCATAGTGGCTTTAACCTTGCCGGTGATATGCATTGCGCCGTTTTTGACCAGTTTTTTAACGTTGATCGTCAGATCGATTTTTCCGGCCTTGCCGGATTCATTGACTTTTTTTACCAGTTCCTGAAATTTATCGCTTGCCGTGCTGATAAAGAACCCGTTCCCGATGTGGTGCATCGTGTCTGTGATTTGTTTGCTCATGTGACTCTCCTGTTATTGTTTCCAGTCTCATCGCCGCCGCAAAACCGGCGGTCATGGGCGCTCTGTTCAAATACATATAATCAGATTGGTTCCGTTGATACGCTGAGCGCCCATGACGGCCGGTTCTGCGTGCCCTATCAATACGCCTGCGCTTACGACTTATGGCGTGTTGATGGCTAGTATATTAGGCATGCCTTACAAATATGTCAATAGGTATACCTAACATTTATGATATGGTTTAAATCAGGAGTGCGAAAGTGGTTGGTTATTACGAGTATGTTTATTGGTGTGGTGGGTTGGCGGACGGAAAAACGACGCCGCTATTGACGGCTCTCATCCGTGCAGACGATAATTTGAGGGTCGCGTAAGAAAAACAGTTAGGGGGTAGAAATGAAGAAAGAAAAACATAGTTCGGACGAAATTAGATTGCGTATGAATCTGATAAAATCAATCAGATTAGCGATCAGGGAAGCGAATATCTTAAATAGGATATTGGATGATCAGCACGAAATGCTATCGAGGAGATCTATGAATAAAGCCGCATAACCATTTATTGGCAACGGAAGAACAAAAAACCCGCTTCGGCGGGGTTTTGTTTTGGTGTTAATTGTTTGTATTCTTTTAAAAGTCATTCCAGTCGTCAGAATATTTTTTATATATGCTTAATCTAATTGCCGGACACTTCTCTAAAAACTAGAAGTGGGGTTATGCCAAAATAATCTGGGGAGCGGCCAAATTGAGGTCTTATTATTTTTGAAAAATCCGCTAGGCCAATTTGAATACCTGGGAGAAATGAAAAATCAATTGGAATGTCGTTGTCCGGAAGTGCATCGAGGATCCCTAAAATATTCCAGCTTCCACTAATAAATGATCCATGTTTTAGAAGTAGATCATCTGTAGAGAGTGATAATCCATCAGGGCGAAGTGTAGACCAGATGGAGAAATCTTCTCCTATAAGTCGCGCCTGAATAGAGCCTGGAAGTGCAGCAAATATTTCCATTGTCAGATTGGCTTCCGTTTTTGTGTTATTGGCCCCAGTAATGCTGCTTATGATAGATTGTTTCAGTACCTTTCCATGAACCAATTTTTGCATAAACCCCATATCAAACATGAATAATTTTCCAGAGACTAGAACAAATTGGCCTATGTGAGAATTCAGGATACTTTTATTTATCAAATCTTTTTGTTCGAGAAAATCAAGAAAAGCTAAGGAATTTTGCCATAATGGATCATATGTTCTTGAAGTGTCATCATTATTAATCTCACTGTTGGAGTATTCCTGTGCAGTCTTACCTTCAACTAGAGCAGGTAACTTTCCAGTTATTGATCTTTCAGAGGAAGCGGTTCGGTTTTGAGACAGTGAATTTGAACTGGTCGAACTTTGGAGATATCCGTTAGGATCGAATTGGGACAGGAAAGAACCTATTCGGTGAACATCATGATAAAGAAAATCATAGACGAAATTTTTTTCCGGAGGGCCTGACTCCTCGTTCGATTTCGGCGCGTGTTCGCTCGGCATTTTTTTTAAATTCTTCCTGTTCTTTTAATATACTCTCTTCCGCGGATTCAATGGAATTCTTAATCTCATCAAGACCAAGATAAGATTTTCCATTTTTGACTGAGAATATTTCTTTGAACATATTCATGATAATTTGCGCGAAGTTTCATTATCGACCAAATATTGGGATTGTTCAACTTTTTATCAGATCAATCTTTGATTAGGCTACTATGATTTTGATTAGGTTGCGGATGTTTCTAATGTGCTCATCATTTATCTCCTGTGCGCGCTGTTATTAGGCGATAGATTGCAGTAGCCGTTGGATAGGCGACAGCGCAATCATTGCGTCCTGCCGCCCCATTTCCTGCGCGATGTCGTTGTATGCAACGGCGCGTAACGGTTCGAGTTCCGGCGTGTCGCCGGTGCGGGTTTCTTCCAACGCCTGCTCAAGTTCGGCATCGTTCATGCCGCTCGATCTGGCCAGCAATGTCTGATAACGTCTGCCGTCGTATTCGTTCAGCGCGGCCTTGTCCGCCGGTCGCACCGCAATCAGCATAGCGCCCGCAGCGGCGAGCAGGATGCCCCCGCTTGCGGTTATCCACGCCGGGATGTTGTCGGCAATCGATGCCATCGTTGCGCTGCCGCCGATGATCGCGAGGAATATACCAACAGTCTGTACGCGCCGGTACAGCCGCGAGGTTCGTTGCGTGAGCCTGATTGCGTAGCGGATCTCTGCCTTCAGTTCGATTTTGTTTTTCATGATCTCTCCGGTTGCGGTTGCGGTTGCGGTTGCGGTTGCGGTTGCGGTTGCGGTTGCGGAGCCGGGACAGGTACCGGGCGCGGCGGGACGTGAGATTTCCACTTGTCGCCAGCAGTGATGTTCTCAATATTATCGTAGCACACTATAACCCCTCGCGCGCATGCAGTTGACTACCATTTGCCGCACCGTCGCGGCTTCGTTCCCGAGTCCTCCGATGCCGCCTCCTGCGGCGCCTGCAGCCGCGAGCGTGCCGATATCCAGGCCAAGGATCGCGCCGAAGATCGCGCCCGTTGCCGCACCGACCGCCGCGCCGCCCAGTGCGTTACCGGCGTAATTGGTGTTATTCTGCGCGATGCTATTGCATACAACCAGATCATTGTGCAGGTTGCAGTTTTTGCAGATCGATGCCGGGTCGACAACGACCGAGTGGAATGGCCTCTCATGCGGCAGTGTCGCGCAACCTGAGGCGGAGATTATTATCAACATAACCAGTATCATTTTCATTTTCTGATTGCCCTGAGCGCGTCTGCAATTCCGCGCGCGATCGATCCTCTCGGTTCGCCATCGGCGTGTAATTGTTTATTATTCTTGTTCGACGGCTGCCATTCGTGCGCTTCTGCGGTGCCGTCTTCGTATACGTAGAGGGTGATGATGTTTGGCGCCACCGATTGGATGATTATGTCGTCAACCAGCCCGTCCTCGCTGCGTTTAACAGTGATATATGCCGCGCCGGGGTGGACGTACAGGATGGTTCCGCCGGAATTCTCGACAACATTCATGCAGGCGCCGTGCGCGCAGAATGTTATGTCCTGGGTGATTGTATTTCCGGCGACGCCCATAGACCCGCTGGCGCTGAAAACGCTGCTGGCTGCAGAATCGTCCACGGTTCCATCGCTCCAGGTGATTATCGCTCTTTTGAGTGTATACGATCCCGCGTTTGCCGCAGGCATCAACAGCAACAGCAGACACGCCGCGATTGTCAGTCTTGCCATTATGCATCCTCCTGATACTCGTTATTAGATCAATCCCCGGTAATTTTACACCGGCAGGAACCCTCGTTGCACCAGTCGCTGATCCTAAGCACCGCCCTATTCCCCGTTTGCTTCTCTTTTTGTGTCGTTTTCGTGATTGTCGTTTTCGTGATATTGCGCCCTGGGCTGGCAGACGACATGCACCAATCCTTGCAGTATGTCCACTTTGCTCGGGTCGACCTCAATGACATCATGGATTATTGGTGCGATTGCCAGCGTCAGCTTGCCATCATCCAGCCTGTTGATGTGTTCCATCAATGTTCTTTTGATGTCGGATAGCGGATGTATTCCGCCGCCGGAATCGTCCGCGTTTTTATATTTTTTCCCTTTGCCTGTCGCAAGCCAATGCGGCTCGACGCCAAGGAACGTTGCTGCAGGGATTAGATATTCTCCTTGAATGCTCTTTGTTTTTCCCGTAGTCCAGTCATTAACTGATGGCGGTTTTATTCCGCAGGCGGCGGCGAGAGCTTTTTGGGTTTTCCTTGGCGGGCCAGCCAGACACTCATTTACCCGATCTTGTAGTGTGCTCATGATTAGGTGATCCTAACAGAAATAAAATAAGGTGTACCTATTGACATACAGATAAGGTATGCCTAATATATAGCCCATAAACAACTCAACACCAATTTGGTTTGTACATGAAAAATGCAATTGATACGGGTGCCATAACGGCTGGAGAGGTCATTGATCTCCTGGGCGGGACTATGGCGGTTGCTGAAATTCTGAGCATAAAGCCTCCTTCCGTCAGCGAATGGAAATTAAGAAATTCGATCCCTAACGACAAACTGATAAGGCTAGCCGTGACGATTGAGTCGAAAACAGAGTTCAGAATTAATCGCCAAACATTATTTCCGGCTGACTGGCAAAGAATCTGGCCAGAGATCGGCGCAATGCGGCAACCAGAAACAGTATCACCAAATCCGCTCCCGCTCGGCTAAAAGCGTGGATATTCCGGCGAACCGGTGACGAGTAGCTCCCTATTGCCGGCGGCTCATTTCCCTAACTGTTATGGCTGCCGGGTTTTTTGGGCAGGTTTGTTTTGCGGGTTCCCCCCCCGCATAGCCCCGGCGGCGCATGGTTCATCCTTTCCCAGCGCCGCCGGATAAGTCCAGGTTTGCATAGTGGATGATTTTTCGTTGATTTGAAACGTTTTTTTGTGAGGGTTTAAACATGGGAATCGAACATGTGTTGTATAGAGAGGCGCTGGCGTACCGTGACGGAACCGGGATCAAGCAGTTTGCGGAAGATCTCGGCGCGCGGAACTACCAGGTGCTGGTGAACAAACTCAACCCGAACAACGCGACGCATCATGTGTACGCCGATGAGCTGGATACCATGGTGGCGGTGCTGGATACCGATGAAGTGGCGAAACATTTCGCGCGCGAGCGCGGTTTGATCTGTTTCAAAGCGCCGGATTTCGCCGGTCTGTCGGACGGCGCGCTGATCGATTTGCTGATTGGGCTGGAATCCGAAAAAGCGGAGTGGCTGGAAAAAATAAAAGAGGGCATCGCGGACGGCTCAATCGATCATGCCGAATTCGCGAAGATCCGCAGGGAATACGAGGATTTCGTCGCCGCTGGCGCCGAAGTGATGGCGCGGATGGAGGTGTATTTACAGGCCAGCGAGGAACGCGCGGCGAAGCTGAGATCGAGGGAGGGGAAATAAAATGGGACAAGCAAAGAACAGAGGGGCTTTCGAGGTGCGCCGCGCGTTGGCTATTGGCGCGGGCAGGGTGAAGCGGAGGAAATCCGCTGCGGATTCGTCCGAACTGGCCGGTTTTATGGGGTTGTTTGGCGCATGGATGATGAGCCGCAGGAAACAAGCGGGCGGCAAATAAAT